TCAAGGAGATATTGATGTGGCGGGTGGCTATGTTAATAATTATCTTCCTTATTTCCCGCAGCCAGAAGTACGAATGATGTTAATGGGCTTTGCTGCCCGTGAAGCATTACACATTGCTGCATACTCACATTTGATTGAAACTCTTGGTTTACCAGAGGCCACATATAATGAATTCTTTGAGTATCAAGAGATGCGTGATAAACACGATTATGTTTTGGAATTAGCCTCAAAGAATACAACTAAAGAGAATACTGCAACTCATATCGCCGTGTTCAGTGCATTTACTGAAGGGATGCAGTTATTCTCCTCTTTCATTATGTTGTTGAATTTCCCTCGTCATGGTAAGATGAAAGGCATGGGACAGATTGTTACTTGGTCTATTGTTGATGAAACTCAACATACTGAAAACATGGTGAAATTGTTTAGGACATATATACAAGAGAACAATGAAATATGGAACGATGAATTGAAAAGTCGTCTATATACCATTGCTGAAAAGATGGTTGAATTGGAAGATAAATTTATTGACTTGGCATTCCAGATGGGTGCTATGGAGAATTTATCATCCGAGGATGTTAAAAAGTATATTCGTTATATTGCAGACCGTAGACTAATCTCATTGGGATTAAAAGGTGTGTTTAAAGTGAAAAAGAATCCTTTGCCTTGGGTAGAGGAGATGATTAACGCACCAACACATACCAACTTCTTTGAGAATAGAGCTACTGATTATGCAAAAGGTGCTTTATCTGGAGATTGGAGTGATGTTTGGGCTCATTAAGGAAATGTGATGACCGAAAAATCATTAACTGGCGATTGCCAAAGTTGTGAATCAACATATTCAATTCAATTTACAGAAGAACTAGTTTCACAAGAACTACCAGAACATTGTCCGTTCTGTGGAGAAATTATCGAAGAATTATCGGAAGACTATATAGAGGATGAAGATGATTTGGAAGATAAGGAATGGGACTAAACTGGAAATATAATGGTAAAGATTTTACTGAAGATTTGATTGGTGATAATTACGGATTCGTATACGAGATTGTTAATCTCACGAATAACAAGAAATACATAGGCAAGAAATTTTTTTACTCTGCCAAAACCAAGCAAGTCAAAGGTAAAAAAAAGAAATACAAAGTATCTAGCGATTGGCAAACATACTACGGAAGTAGTGCCGAACTAGCTAAAGATGTGTTATCATTAGGCCGAGAAAACTTTAGTAGAGAGATTATACATCTTTGCCATTCCAAAGGTGAATGTGGTTATCTTGAAGCGAAAGAACAATTTATTCGTGGTGTAATGGAATCTGATAACTATTACAATACATGGATAATGGTAAGAGTTAGAAAATCACACATTAAGGATTATAATGCTAGATGCAATGAAAGAGTTAAATGAATTCGATGCAATATTTTTTATGCCAAGAGATGATGACAATATTCATATACAATCTAATGTATATAAGAACAAAGGTACTCCAGTAGAGAGTACAGTTGTTGGTGATAAATGGCATATCATTTTATTCCAAGAAGATGGAGAAAATGATGAAGAACTATTCCTTAAGAACTTTGATACCTTTGAAGCAATATTCTCCGACCCAAGAGAATACATATCTAGTTTAATTAAGTGTGGATGGTATGGTATTGTTTCACGTAAAACTACCACTTCAAATACTTTCTATCAAGATGCGCTTGCCAAATTCAGAGATATGTGATACAATATAGTTTTGAAACTTGAAAGTTTATTATGATTTTAGTTGATTTAAATCAGGTACTATTGGCAGGCCTGATGGCACAAATTGCCAACCAAAAAGGCAAACTAGATGAACACCTAATTCGACATATGGTGTTAAACATTATCCGCACACACGTTAAAAACTTCAAAGCTGAATATGGTGAAGTTGTATTGTGTTGTGATAATCGTAAATACTGGCGCAAAGAATTCTTTCCATTCTATAAAGCCAATCGTAAGAAAACCCGTGATAAATCCAATTTAGATTGGCATTTAATCTTTGATATGTTGGCTAAATTCAAACAAGAACTCAAAGAAAACTTTCCATATAAAGTATTAGATATTGAAGGTGCAGAAGCTGACGATATTATCGGTACACTAGTACCACGTTATGTTGCACATGAAAAGATTTTGATATTATCATCGGATGGTGATTTCTTACAATTACAACAGTATGGTAATAATGTCAAACAATATAACCCATCACAGAAAAAATATGTTAAGTCTGTGGATCCACTTCTGGAACTCAAGGAGAAGGTCATCCGTGGTGATAAAGGTGATGGCATACCCAATATGTTCTCTCCATCGGATTGTTTTGTCCGTGACCTAAGACAAAAACCAATCACACAAAAAGTATTGGATAAGTACTTAAAAGAAAGTCCAGAAGACTGGAATGATAGTGATAAAATTAACTACACTAGAAATCTAACTCTTATTGACTTAACGAAAATACCAACTGAAATAAAAGAGAAAATCATAAATACCTATGAAGAAACAAAACCTGTTAAAGGTAAGTTGTTGAATTATTTTATTGAACATAAACTGAAAAATTTAATGGAAGTAATAGAGGAATTCTAATGAGAAACATATATGAAATATTTGATGAATTTGAATTGGCTAAAAATAAAAATGAAAGAATGGCAGTAATTCAAAAGAATTTGTCAAAAACTCTTGTTGATGTTTTATCATTAACATATCATCCAAATTGTCAATGGCTGATTAAAGAAATGCCAGAAAACTATAAGATTCCTACTGATATGTTACCAGGTCTTTCTGGTACTCAGTTATCCACGGAACTTAGAAAGTTGTATCTGTTCCAAAAAGGCCATCCTGCGGCCGAAAAGTTAACAGAACAAAAACGCACACAACTTTTACTACAACTACTAGAAGCACTTGAACCCCGTGAAGCCGAAGTTGTTTTGGGTATTTTCCAAAAAGACCAAGGCGTTAAAGGATTAGATTATAAATTTGTTAAAGAGGCTTTTCCAGACTTATTACCATAAATGACACAAAAAGACCGAATCACAGTTATAAGTGGCACATTTGATCCTCTCTCCGTAGAGGAATTAAATTTTATAAAAAGATGTCAGAAAAAAGGTGACCTATTGGTTGTTGGTGTTCACTCTGATTGGTGGATGGCATATACTCATGGTGGTTACTTACAAGATTTTGAAACAAGAAGCCAAATAGTAAAAAGTTTAAAATACATTGATGAAATATTTACATTTAATGATACAGATGGTACAGTCTGTCAATTACTTAAATTGGTAAAAATATGCTATCCAAATTCCGAAATTACGTATGTCTCGCAAGAAGATATGCACAATATGCCTGAAACTAAAATCAGAGGCATTACTTTTGAAACCATGAAATAGGAGAATATAGAAGTGAGTAAATCAGTAGGACGGTTCCGCACGGAAAAAGACTATAATGATGATTATAATTTTGTAGTGAAGAAAAAGAAGCGGCACGACCAAGCCGAGATAAGAAGATTGAAGAACCGTGAGTTCAATGAATATTATGAAGACTATAACGAAAGTGTACCAAAGAAAGTCAAACGGTTTTAATTGGATGGCACCATTAAACACGCTGTTGTTTCCATACAACACACGGCTTGACAAGTGACCTGAATTGATGTATAATAGAGTCTCAATTGTCTGGAGAACTATTATGTTAATTTACGGTTATGTTCCAAAATCTAAAAAGCGTAAAACGCCGAAAGCTCAAAAAGAGCAATATGAACAATGGTTAAAAACGGTCAATAAACCATTGCCAAAATTTACCAGAACTACTGCGTATTTGACAAAAAACGCAGGATCCATCTCTAGCCTCAGTCCTAAGAGTTTTGTACGGGAAACAGTTTATTACCCAAGCAAAAATTCAGATAATATGAGCGCCTGCACAAAATCCCAACAAAAACAATACACCGGTGACAAAATTATCGGCATCGGCACTATGCACAAATCAAATGCCGTGCCAATTTTCAATGATTCTGAAGCAAAAGACATTTCGTCAATGCGCAGATAAGAAAAATATCAAAATTTATCAACTAGGAGTCAAAAATGACGCAAAAAATGCATGAAGATTGGTCAGAAGTTAGAGATTTGCTTGAAAAAATGACAATTGAGCAAATTGAAGAATTTATAAGCGCAGTAGAAGTGCTAGGAAAAGCAAAAAAAGCAGGAATGCTCTTTGATAATTACGAAAATTTACAGTAAAATAAGGAAATATATATGAATGAAGAAAAACAAAGCATTTGGTTCGATGCCAAAGTCGATGATGATGAGATTCCTGCGTGGAAACGCTTGGATGTTGTCATTCGCAAATGGGCAGCATTGACAGGAATGGAAAATGACTTGTCGGACTATCAAAAACTCAAAGAATTTTATCAATAATTTTGGAAATTAAATGGAACTCATTCAATCAAAATCACTTTTAGCCAAATTGATGGCAACAGAGAACTTAATCGTAGAACAACGCAACGTTCCTACAGCAAGTTTTGATGTACAGAATCGTGTGCTTACTGTTCCTACATTGGATAAAAACATTTCTGGATTTCTTTATGACCTTTTTATGGGTCACGAAGTCGGTCACGCACTTTACACTCCTTTAGAAGGAATGAAAAAAGCAAAGGAACAGAAAATTTCCATGTCCATTGCAAACGTGGTAGAAGATTGCCGTATTGAGCGTAAGGTTAAGAACAAATATCCTGGTATTCGTTCTAGCTTTGTTCGTGCATATCGTGAATTGATTGAAAAGAATTTCTTTGGTACTGAAGGTGTTAACCTGAATGAAATGAATTTCATTGACCGTTTGAACTTATACACAAAAGGCGGTGCATTACAAGGTATCAAATTTACAGATTTTGAGAAAACTCTTGTTGATTTGGTAGAAAAATCTGAATCTTATGATGATGTTATCGAAGCTTCCCGTGTTATTGCAAAATACATGAAAGAAGTTGCTGAGGAACAACGTAAAAATCAAGCCAAAGATTTATCCAAACTACAAGAAGATGAAGATGGCGATGAAGAATTTGAATTGGAAGATGCCGAAATCGGTGAAGATGGTGAAATGCCTGGTGAAATTGGTGATACTGAAGATTTTGATTATGAGCAAGATGATTCTGATGATTCTAATGAAGGATTTGAAGGTGGTATAGAAGATGATAAAGATTTAAAATCTTTTACCGATGAAGCATATCGTCAAAATGAACAAAAATTGTTTTCTAAAGAAAATCAAGCATACTACTATGGCAATATTCCAAATGTGAATCTGGATGAAATCATTATTGACCATAAATTTCTGTGGAAAAGATTTCATGACGAAGCCACAGGACCTAATGGTTTTATTAGTGATAGAGCTAAAAAAGACTTTGCAAAAATTCGTAATGATTCCAAGAAAGTAGTTGGCTATCTTGCCAAAGAATTCGAGTTGCGTAAAAATGCCGACCAGTTAAAACGTGCATCTATTGCCAAAACTGGTGATTTGAATATGAATAAGATTTATGCATATCAGTTGACTGATGATATCTTTAAAAAGATGACAGTAGTTCCTGGTGCTAAATCTCATGGTCTTATTATGTTCCTTGACTGGTCTGGTTCTATGACGAATCATATTGAAAATACAGTCAAACAATTAATCAATCTGGTAATGTTCTGTAAGAAGGTCAATATTCCGTTTGAAGTATATGCTTTCAGTTCAGAATACCATGATGATAATTATTATGATAGTTACCAAAAATCATTTGAATCATGGAGAGAAGGTGATATCAAACTAGAACGATTTAATCTACTTAATATTTTGTCTAGTAGAATGTCTGCCGCAGAATTCAAAAATGCTGGTAGTGGTTTGATACAAGTTTCAAGCCGTTCTTGGAGACCAAACTGGTTTGGCCGTGGCGGTACACCCTTGAATGAATCTATCATTTCGGCAATGAAAATTGTTCCAGAATTCCAAAAACGTTACAAACTACAAATTGTAAATACGGTTTTTTTAACTGATGGTGATGGCCATTCGAATAATGAAGTGTATTATTATTTGACAGATGAACAACAACGTGAAGGTCAGAAAAAACAATTACGTGTTGGTCACAGAAATTCTGGTCCTTCAATTGAAATTGATGGTTGGAAAGTATCTAAGAAATTGATACTCCGTGACCCTGTTACAAAAATTGAACAAATACCAGAACACGACCGTAGCCGTGAATTGACTGCATCATACATAAAAATGCTAAAGGCGAGAACAGGATGTAATATTCTTGGTTTCTATGTATTGTCTGGTCGTGAACTCGGTCGTGAATTGTATAGATTTTATCCTGGTAAACCAGATTCTTTCTATAACAATCTAAGATTGGAATTCCGTAAGAACAGAGCAACTGTGATAAAATCATCTGGCTTTGATGAATATTATCTGTTACGTTCTAACGCACTAGATACTAATGATGATGTTGAATTTGAAGTAAAAGAGAATGCAACGACCCGTGGTCTTGTTTCTGCTTTTAGCAAATACACAGGGAACCGGTTAAACAACCGTGTAGTTTTAAATCGTTTTATAGGAATGATAACATGAAAGAATTAACAACATTTGTGGGTAGTGGTGGCAAAAGCATGGCCATAATTTATGAAGCCGATGACCAGTCATATTGGAAAGTAAACTATGGCGAATCGGACGCTCCACATTCATTAAGTAGAATTTTTATGACAGAATCGGAAGCAACTGATTTTGCTAGTATGATTACCAACGGTGGAAATAAACCAACATTTTTAAGTGAGTGATATGGACGATAAAGTTAAAGAAACATTAGTAATTACGCAAGAAGAATGTGCTGAAGTAATTCAGGCAATCTCTAAAGTTCTCCGTTTTGGATTTGACTCAAGTTATCCATTCCAAGATTCTGCAACAACTAAAGAATGTTTGGAAATGGAAATTGGCCAATTACTTTGTATGATTGATATTCTGGTAGAACAGGGTGTCGTTACTGCATTGAACGTTGGCCAAGCCAGACAATACAAACGTGAAAAACTGAAACAATGGTCGAGTATATTCGATGCAACAAATTAATATTGATTTGGAACAACTCATTGCATTTTTAAATAAAGTGTATTGTTGGATTCCACCCAATAATAGTTACATTCGTAACGAGATTCAGAATTTTATAAATCAACTAAAGCAACATAGGCAACAATGAATCCCATGAAACCTTTTATTGTGGTATTAATTGTGGTAACATTCTATTTGTTCTTATCTGATGATGATTACCAAAAAAGTATTGACATTCCCGTAACCTTGAGATATAATTAAATTTTAGAAAGTGAATATGTTAAAACCCATTAAGAAAAATATTATCGTTGAGCTACTTGAAAAA